TTAGTTTACAAGAAAAAATTAAAGCTTCTATATATCTATTATCATACTTTGAAACTCTTGGTTTTTATAATGGTAATTGGGAATTTAATTATGGTATAAATACAATTAATACAAAAGAACAAGCATCAGAAGTATGGCTACATATAGTTCATGATTATTTTGCAAAAGGAGGATTTACTAATATCGATTTAACTGGATTTTTATCTAGTGATGATACTATTATGACTATCGCTACTGGAATAGCATGTTTACGTGGAGTATCAACAAGTACAAATGAAAAACATTATATAGATGAATATATTAGAATATTAGATATTTTAAAAAAACCAGTTCGCCAAAGTGGCATTAACACATTAAATACATTAGAATTAATAAAGAGATTACAATCAATTGATAAATTAGAATCAAAAGAAAATATGGGCGGTAACGGAGCAACAATGAGAACATCAATAATCGGATTAATTTATTATAAGGAAAAAGATCAAGATTTATTAATAGAAAATTCAATTATAGCAAGCAGAGTTACACATAACTATAGTTTAGGTTACTTGGGTGGATTAGTTACTGCTTTATTTACAAGTTATGCTATAAGAGATATACCCGTATGGGAATGGTCTACATATTTAATAAAATTATATGAAAAAGGTATCATTGATAATTATATGAAAAAAACAACTATTAATGACGAATATATTAAAAATAAAGATCAGTTTTTTGATAAATGGTATCAATATAATGAAGAAAAAATAGAAAAATTTAAATATAAAACTTCTGATTTTATTCATTATGATAATAGGATTGATTCGTTAGATGATTATAACGATTATAAAGGCAAAGGAAGCAAAAATAATTATACACGATTTGGTGGATCAGGCGTTAGCTGTCTAATAGTTGCATATGATTCATTATTAAGTAGTTTTAGTTCAAATAAAATACCTTTTAATCTAAAAGATAATTCATTAAAAATAAGTTTAGATAGTCTAATATTTTTCTCATGTTTACATTTTGGTGATAACGATACTACAGGAGCTATAGCAGGCGCATGGTATGGTGCAATGTATGGATTTAAAAACTTTGATCAAGAAAAATTAAAACCACTCGAATTTAAAGAACAATTAAATAAAATTACAACTGAAGTTATTAAATCAATTTCATCAAAAAAGTAATATACTAATATCTTAAAGTAATTTTTGTAATTGTTCTTCTAATCCGTCAACTGTACGCTCTCCTTCATAGTTTATTTTTTCTTGACCTTTTTTAAAGATAACAGAAGGATATCCTTGTACACTATATTCCTCGCATATATTTTTATTAACATCATCATCACACTTTACATCTATTACCTCAACATTTGTAGTATCTTTATGTTTTTTTTGAAATTCATCAAATATTTTTTGGAAATTAACAGAATATCCACACCATTTAGTATTAAAATTATATACCTTTATTTTTGATTCTTCAATAGAAAAGTCTTCTTTTCTACATTTAGTACAATATATAAAATATACAATCACTAAAAGTATTATACTCCATGTTGCAAGACTTAAACCAAAGTATTTTTGATCTAACATATAATAAATGTTATATTAAATATAATTTCTTAAATTATATCTTAAACTATTTTAAATTTATTTTTAAAAATTATTTTTAAAAATTATATTTAAAAATTATATTTAAAAATTATATTTAAAAATTATATTTAAATAGTTTAAAAATTATATTTTCTATTCCATGATATATATGGCTAGCCCACAATCTAAATATGCTAGATACGACAAGTTCGTACCCGTCTTAACAAATGGTAACTTAAATGTTACCCAATTCCCAGCTCTTCCCCTCTTCTTACATCAACTTGAAGAAAATTCTCAAAAAGCTATTAGCGCCGGACAATCTGTCGCAAGTGTTGCTTTCCGCGCAGATACTTATTATCCTGTTGCTGATAAAAAATATGTAGCAACAACAGCTGCTGGAGCAAGTGCCCCTGTTTATGCCAGTAGAGAAACATATGCTCCTGAATTCTCCAACTTAGCCGGAAATGTTAATACTGCACTTGGTGATATTGATAATGCTGCTCAAGTAAGAGAAGCAACTAAATTAGCTGGTGAAAACCCATGGTTCAAAAATTTACTTGATACTTTATATACCCAAGCAGCTGCTTCTTATACCAGAAAAGCTACTAGTAATGGTGATTTTATCAAGGCCCTTAACCTCAAGGAAGCAAGTAAAATGAACAGTGTTGAATTTGCCGGTATCCTTAATGGTAGTGCAATAGCAGATGATGTCACAGATGGTATGAATGCTCGTGCTGGTTCTGCTAATGATTACCGTACAACACGCTACCCTTTCAAGATTGACAAATATCTATTAACTTTCATGTTAGATGCTGCAGTTGCAGCTGCAACTACTACAGGAAGTCCTTCTGCATTTTTTAACTCACCAGCATCTTTCACTGACGAAAAATTCTTTTTCAGAAAACCCAATGAACCAACTAAATTATTCAGAAAAGATGCTAACGGTGTTGTTACTGAAGTTCAACAAGACAGTGTTGCTTACAAAGAACAATTACAAGGCGCAAACTGTTACAATCTAGGATTCGTTGGCAATGGCGGGAATAACACATGTGAAAACTTAGTAAAAAAGTGTTTAGGTGGTAAAGATGTTTCTGATTGTAAAGCATTTATGTCCGACAAAGATTGGTGGAATGAAAACAGCAAAGTTGATGATTTATTACCAACTGTAGCAATGAAAATGTTAAAACAATTTGGTTTCAGTATTGAAAATGTTGTTAATAAAGACATTGGTTTAACATTAAAACAATATCAATCACCAACAAGTTGGATTAAAACTTTACACACTGATTTCGTACCAACAAATAAATTAACTGCTGCTGATGTCAGAAATATTGCCGGCAATCAAGCATTAATGAGTTATTTAGAAAAAATTGTTAATAAAATTAACTCTAACCCAGCTGTATTAAATTCAGGTTATACTGGTCCAAGTACTATACCTTCAAATAATTTTGCTGGAACTAGACTATCTCAATTTGGTATAAAACCATTGAGAGTTGCACCTGGAAGCGCCGTACCATCTGTTTCCTCAGTTGTTGGATTACAATCCCAAGTATTAAATAGAAGACTTGCTGTAGGTCATTTCTATGGCGTACCTACACTAGGTGGTTTAATCTTCCAAAGAGGTGGTGGAAGTGTTTTAGATAATTTACCAATGCTTGTTGCCCCACATCTTAAAGAACTTTTTAAATCTTTTGAAACAACATTAAAAGCCAATGGTAAAGATTTAGATGCTAGTGATAAAGCTCATATTTACAGTTTACTTGAGAAATTAGGTAAAACAGAAGAACAATTAAAGAAAGCTGTTATCTATACTGAAAAGTACATTGAATTATTATCTGTTTACGGTGAATCTGATAAATCTAGTGTATTAAAATATGATCATATCCAACAATTTGTTGATAAACGTAATGCATTATTCGAGAAGGTAACTAACAGACAACTTACATCTCTTGATATTCAAAAAGCTGTAGCTGAAGCTGTTCAATCCGAACTTGCCAAAAAAACTACTCCTTAATTTAACAAACTATTATACAAATTCTTATATGATTTCATATCAAAATTTAAATATTTAAAACTATAATTTTAAAAAATATAAACATTGTTTTAAATATTTGTTCTAACTAATACTAATGGGATTAGGAATATTACTACTTGTTTCTATAGGCAAAGAAAATTTATACTTAAGTGGACAAGCTGAGATAACTTTCTTTAAATTAGTATATAAACAATATACAAATTTCAGTATAGAAACTATACCACAATATTTTAAAACAGAACCAGATTTTTCAAGAAAAATAACTATAAATATATCTAAAAATGCAGATCTACTTGATAAATTATATTTAAATATATCATTACCTAGTATTTCTCCTAGTAGACATACATATTTACCTGATGGTATTAAAAAGTTTAGATGGATCGAAAAAATAGGATTAGGTATTATAAAAAATATAGACCTCGAGATTGGAGGTGTGCTTATTGATAGAATAAACGGCGAATATATGAATTTTTGTTATGAACTAAATAATAAAATAGGTCAACAAAGAGGATATAATAATATGATAGGAAATATTGAAGAAGTCAAAAAATATACAAATGGTAAAAAATCTTATAATTTACAAGTACCACTAAATTTTTGGTTTTGTCAAGATTCTGGACTAGCTCTTCCTCTAATTGCTTTAACACACAATGATGTGAAAATTCATGTAGAGTTTTCTAGTTTTAATAAATGTTATATGGAATCGCCTTCACATTATATAAAAATAAATAATATGTTTTGTTTATTTCAAGAAGGTGAGATAATTCAACAAGAAATAAATGGAAATATAGCAATTGGTAAGTTTGTATATTTTGATATAGTTGAAAGAAGACTTTATTATGATAAGATTTCAAATGATTTTGAAATACCATTGGTTACTTCATCTAGATATAATATATTGGGAAGAGATTCCAAATTTGAAGTATCAATACAGGTAAATACATATGTAATAAAGGATGAATCATATTTTCTTTATAATTTTCCTTCATTAGAAACATCTTTCTTATTAGCAAATTATGTATATCTAGACAATAAAGAAAGATGGGAATTTATACATAAGGATTTAGAATATATGGTACCACTTGTAGATATAATACCTGAGAAAAAAGTATATAGTACAAATGTATCTTATAAAATTGATCTTATAAATAATCCAACGAAAATAATATATTGGAGAGGACAATTACTTTCAAATTACGAAGCAAATGATATTTTTAATTATACAACTTCGCCTATTGAAACATCAAATAGTGTTGATTATTTGCGTTATTTCCTTCTGAATATCAACCTTCTGGTACATTAAATTTTAATAAAATAGATGATGCTTATTTACAATTAACTTTAAATAAAATTGTAAATTATCAACAACCAATGTTGGTAAAAGCATATGGTGTACATTTAAATATTTTTAGAGTAATAAATGGATTAAGTTCTTTGGTTTTTATATAAATATATAACGGTTAAACCCAACTTAAGCTACTAATTCCTCCAATTATTCGTAATATTTGATATTCTTTAACAACCGTATGTAAAAATACATTTTCATTAACAACCATTTTGTTGAATATGACATTCAGTGTAGGATCTTTTAAAATATTAAAATTTAATTGTCCAGATGGTTGTAATGATGTTGGGTCTATTGCAAATGAATATCCAAATAATCCAGGTTCAAAAGATCTTTTAAATTTTTCATATGGAACAACGCTATTATAATAAGTATAGTTATGTTCTGATAATAATGATCTCCCATTCGCTTTAAAATCAATTTCTTTTATTGGTTTAATTTCTGTAGTTATATTTTTATTAGTATGTATCTTACTAAAATATGCTATTAACTTTGAAAACTTTGTTCTTATTCTATTATTTGTTATATCATTCGCATTAGTTCCAAAATAAGAATCATTGTAATTATCATAGTATGATAGTTTTACAAAATACAAGTACAGAATAAATTTTAATTCATAATTGACTAACATTTTATTATTTTGTA